GCAAGATTGAGATGATCAGCTTCGGCTCGGAGCTGAGTAAGCAAGCCCTCGATCTCCGCTCGGAAGCCATCAGGCGATTCGCCTTGGCAATGGATATAGCACCCGAGATCCTTACCGGCACGGGTGATGCTAACCACTGGTCCGCCTGGCACGTCGAAGAAGCGAACATCAAGATCCACATTGAGCCTCTCATGACTCGGATCTGTGACGCCCTCACGTCTGCCTACCTAGGCCCAGCACTGAAGGCGATCAAGGAAGATCCGGACCGGTACGTCTTCTGGTACGACACTGCTCCGCTGACGGTACGCCCGGAGCGGCTCAAGGATGCCCTGAACCTGAACGAGAAGCACATCATCTCGGACGAAGCAGTCATCCTGGCCGGAGATTTCAAGCTCAGCGACAAGCCTGACGCTGCCGAAGATCTGAAATACTTCACCCGCACCCTGATGGAACGGGACCCGACCCTGTTCCAGATTGCGGCGGTCCGCAAGGTCGCCGGGTACACCGACGATGTTCTTCCTCCGGACACCGTCGTGACGCCACAGGTACCCGGTCAGGGGGCGGGGCCACCTCCACCCCCGCCCCCACCCACCGGCATCCAGCCCACCGGCCCCGCGCCGATGCCTCAGGACTCGTCGGCCATCTCCACGCCGGGTGGGCCTGTCACCACGAACAGCTCCAGCCCGCCGGGGATCACTGCGTCCGCCAGCCTCGGCGCCAACACCCAGGCAGTGTTCGCTGTCGCGAACATGGCAGTGCTGCGGGCCCTGGAAGTGGCGGGGAAGAGGCTCGTCGGCAACCACCACCGCACCATGCAGGATGTACCCGCCTACGCCCTGCACACGAAGGTGAAGGCCGAACCAGCCAATATCCCGAAGCTGCTCACTGGCGCCTGGGACCAGATGTCAGCCCTGTCCGAGCACCTGGAGATGCCGGAGCTGGAAGACCCAGAGCTGGCCGTCACCCTGTACCGGTACTGCCTCACCCTCATGGAAAAGCAACACGCACACGACGCCGGGCTCCTGTGGGAAATGCTCACACGACAGGGCTTCCTCAATGGCGACTCGTGACCAGAACGAATCCAAGCTGTCCGGTGTCGTGAAGGCGGCACTGGACCGTTTCGTCAACGCTGCTCGCGCCAAGGTGCTGGCCCCATTCAAGTCCTGGGGCGGGATGCCAGACCCGACCGGCGTGTATCAGGCACAGGACCAGTGGCAAACCGACACGATCCTGACCACCCTGGGTCAGATCGCGATGGGGGCGTGGAGTGAGGCAACGGACGTACCACCGGTGTCGCGTCATGCATTCGTCATGGCACAACTGGCCGAGACGCAGAACTTTCTCGTCCGGGTACCGGATGAGGTCTACAACCTGGTATTCGCTGAGATCACGGACGGGGTAAATGGAGGAGAATCCGTATCTGGTATTGCGGCACGTGTCGATCGCGTTCTTGAAACTTCTCAATCTGAAAGATGGCGCAACCGAGCCAGAGTTATCGCAACTACCGAAACAACCCGAGCTTATGGAGCGGGAACAGTTGCGGCAGGTTTGGAACAGTCTCGTGTCACTGGACGCCTTCTACAAAAACGGTGGCGCACCGAACATGACGACCGAGTCCGAGCCAGCCATAAGGCGGTAGACGGAAAGACCATCCCCCTGTACCAGTCGTTCAATGTGGGCGGCTACCCCATGTTGTATCCCGGAGATCCACAAGGACCAGCCGATGAAGTGGTCAACTGTAGGTGCGACATGGTGATTGTCAACGAAGGAGGCCGGTGATGGTTGATCCGAACCCCGGCCGTGGCATGCCGGCAGCCCTGCAGCGTTACTGGTTGGCCGGCAAGGGTGCAGTCAAGATCCGATGGAACACTCCCGGCGACTTTCTCCGCTGCGTCCGAGCCCTGACCAAATACTTCCCCAAGGATCCCAAGGGACTATGCAATATTCTGCACACCAAAGCCACTGGTGGGCCCCCTGGACATGGTTCGCTCGAAAAGCACAGCATGATGATGCTGGAGTTGGTCGAGGACGAGTTCAGCCTCACCGCTGCCGGTTCGCTCCTGGCTCAGCAACCGTCACTTGGCACCCGCCTGTGGATGGGACCGCTGGCCCCGATCGGAGTCCCCACCGACGAACCGCGCATGATGCGCGTGTTCGAGCCAGGCGCCTTCAGTAACCGCACCCTGCCGCTGCCGCTGAAGTGGCGCAAGGCCGACGGTCCCGGCCATGAAGGTTCTGTCACCGTGGGTCGGGTCATGGGCCTGACTACTGGACCGGATCATCTGGGCCAGGACTACCTGTGGGGCTGGGGCGACTGGCTCGATGACTCCATCGTGCCAGAGTCCAAGGTGGCCCAGTACATGGTGGATCAGGGCGTAGCTGGCGCCAGCGTGGAGCCAGGCGGGAAGGTAGTCACTTCCGTCAACCCGGCCAATGGCGGGCAGTACACGTCCCAGTACGTCGTCGGTGGTGTGACACTCGTGTCCACGGCCGCGTTCGATTCGATGCGGCTGAAGTCTTTCGGCCACGACGATTGGGATGACGATGACGAAGATATGGCCATCACCATCGGACCGCCCTCCGGTGACGACTGTGGCTGTGGCGGGGGCTCGTATGCAGTCGGCGAGGATCTGGGTGAGGCGGATTCGTACACCATCAACCCATCCGGCTGGGAAGGTCTCGCCCTGGCACCTCGTGATATCCCCTTTGACAATGACGACGCGCTCAAGCGCATCGCAGCTTGGTCAAACCTCAACGCAGAGGGTGCTGACGTCGCTAAATTGCACCGAGCATTCCTGTGGCGGGACCCTCAACTCCCGGAGACGCAGACCACCTCGTACCGCATGCCGATAGGCGACATCATCAATGGCGAGCTGACGATCGTCTTCCACGCCATCTATGCCGCCGCTGCCCTGATCTCTGGTGCTCACGGTGGCCTGCCGTCTGTGTCCGAACAGGACAAGAACGCTATCCGTAACGTCATCACCGACATCTACAAGGTGATGGCGGAGGAGTTCAACGACAGTTCCCTGCGGGCACCGTGGGATCGTCCAGAGAATGAAGGGCAGCAGTTTGCCATGGCTGAAAAGCAGGAGCCTTATGGGGATGTGAAGTACGCGGACCCGGGCTACAGGGATAGCAAGAAGCGGTACCCGATCGACACGGCCGAGCATGCTAGGGCTGCATGGGCATACATCAATGTGCCCGAGAATGCTGGAGAATATACGCCGGAGCAACTAGCCGTCATCAAGGGCAAGATTCAGGCGGCCATGAAGAAGTTCGGTGTGGCAGTCAGCGCAGACGCGAGCGCTGATCATGCGCTCACTTTCTCCAGCAGTGGTGAGGACTCGCTGTTCCCACTGGCCCCACCGTCCGCGTGGTTCACTGACCCACAGCTGAATGAGAAAACTCCGCTCACCGTGACAGCAGCTGGCCAGGTCTACGGGCACCTCGCCGCCTGGAATGAGTGCCACCGTGACGTCTCCAATCGCTCGTGTGTCCTGGCTCCGAAAAGTTTCAAGGAGTATGCCCCGTTCCACCTAGGCTCCGTGGTGACAGCTGAAGGCGACACGGTGAAGGTGGGAAAGATTGTCCAGGACACGCGCCACGCTGATGTACGCCTCGGATACACGCAGGCTGCGATTCACTACGACGATACCGGTGATGAGGTGGCCGTCGTCCGAGCTGGTGAAGATGATTACGGCATCTGGGTTGCTGGAGCCATCGTTCCTGACGCCACTACACGCAAGGTTGCGAAGCTGCGTCGTTCGCCGATCTCCGGAGACTGGCGAGGCGTGGATGGGCACCTGGAACTTACTGCTGCCCTCGCGGTTAATGTCCCTGCTTTTCCGGTGTACGCCATGGACGGTGAAGAGCAGTTCTCGCTTGTCGCCGCAGGGGTCGTGTACCCGGAGGACGACTACGTTCCTGAAGGCTACGAAATGCCGTTCTTCGGCATCAAGCAGGACACTCAGCCCATCGTGGACATGGACGCACTGGCAACAGGTGTCCTGACCAAACTCAGGGAAATGCAGGCTCAGGAAGACCGGGCCCTGAGGCTGGAGGCACTGCGTGACTAACCCAGTAAACGCCCCAGTCGCCCAGCCCGTAGCCCCAGGGGCTGTTCCCGCAGCGCCGGCACCAGGGGGCCTCGCTCCGGTCCCAGAACCAGCGCCCGCTGACCCGAACGCTGCGCCAGTGGACGAGGGTGACGGCTCGGATGACCAGGCACTTTTGGCTATGCAAATGAATGCTCGATTCTCGGTAGTGAAGCAATCCGGGGATGGTGCGGCAGGAAGCTCTGCTGGACCAGCCTCCACTGCAACACCACCCCCGGCAGCGCCACCGGTATCCCCCCCGGCGGCGGCAGCACCAGCTCAGGCGACCCTACCTTCTACGAGCGGATAGAACCATGGCCGGGATTGGCGACAGCTGGGGCACCGCGCAGGAGCTTATGCACCCGCGTGACGCACATGGGCGTTTCCGTAGCAAATGGAAGATGTCGCCCAGTGTCCTTGCTGCGGTTGAAAAGGTACTGACAGCCTTCAGGCCTCGGACGTTCCAGTCTGACCAGCAGGCTGCGCAGTACAACTTCAACCTGGCCAATGCCCAGAAGCCGAAGCGGTTTGGTGGCAGCAAGGGGTTTGCCCGGCTTCAGGCTGACTACCACGCGGCTGACGAAGACCTACGTGACGGCAACATTGACGAGCCGTCCACGAAGAAGTTCGTCGCCATGATGGACGACGCCATGATCGACCTGCCTGATGACGTCATCGTGTCCAGGGTGGTGGGTCCGGATGCTTTCGGCCTGACTCCGGAACGGTTGCCGGAGCTGGAGGAGATGACTGGCAACGTCATCGCCGACCGTGGCTATGGTGCCGCCAACATTGGTACGC